AGGTTGGGGTGACGAGGCCAGTTCCGCCGATGAGGGCGAAGGCGTTCGGATAGCGGTTCGCTGTGTAAGCGCTGTATCCGTAGACGACCATCTTCACTTCCAGCTCTGCGGACTTGACGTCCTCGAAACGGAGCATGAACGGAGCGCCGCCGGCAGTTTCCCAGAGGTGCGACTCTTGGGTATTGCCGATGATGATGACGTCCTCGTTCGCGCCGGTGCCGTTTGTCGTTGTGACGTTGGCGTCGGTGATGACCGGGAGTCCGGCGATCGAGTAGCCGCTGTTGCCGTAGACGACCGAGCCGCTACCTACGCCGATGGCGTTCTGCGGGCCGTTGACGGTTGGCAGGGCGAGTGGGCGTCCTGCGGTGTCCGTCGCGGCGAGGATGTAGGCCAGTCGACGTGGGTGCATGAGGATAAAGTTCGGGCCACCGAAGTAGTTCGTCTGAATGCGCTGTACGCCGTCCAGAATCTTCGGGTAGAGCTCGGCCACGGTTGGGCTTGCATCCGTGTAGGTAATCACTTGCGTGATCGTGTTCGTAAGTGAGGTCGCCGAGGTCGTGACGTTGAGCGCGTCGAGCTGCGTGTGATACGCGCTGACGAGGTCGGCCATGACGAGGGAGTCGATGCCGGTTCCACGCTCGAGCGCTTGACGGCTGACGTTCTGCTGACCGGCGACAGTCACGACGGAGACATCGAGCTTCGTGTCGTCCATGTTCGTTTCCTGCACTGCGGAGCCTTCGGTCTGCACTGCTACCGCGGAGCCGGTCGTCACCTTCGAGATCGAGAGGGTGAGGCCTGCACCGGGGAGAACGTGCTTACGCGAGACGTCCATGAATGGGCGACCGGCGCGAGCGAATGGTGCTGCAAGGTCGGTGAGGAACTGAGGAACGACGAGGCCGGCGAACTGGGCGGTGCCGACGTCGCGCTTCTCGATGCGCTCTTCTTGCTGATGGCGGGCGATGCGCTCGCGGGCGTCGAAGTCGCCGAGCACTTGAGCGGCGAAGGCGTCACGCACGAACGAGAAGTCACCTTCTGGGCGATAGGTGCGCTCTTCGCGGGTTACCCGGGCGGGTGCTGCTGCGCGGGTTTCCGACTTGGAGCCGTCGACCTTGCGGGCGAGTTCGGCTGCTGCGGCCTTGCGGGTTTCGATGTCGGTCACTTGGGCGATGCGCTCGTCGAGCTTCTCGATCTCTTTTGCGAGGGCGGCGACGTTCGAGGTTTCGACTTCTGAGATGTCGCGGTTCTCTTCCGCTGCGCGGTTCAGAGTTGCGTCGATGAGGTCGGCCTTCTGCGAGCGCTGCTCGTGGAGGCGGCTGAGGAATGAGTTCACGGTTGGAGTCCTTTTGTGGGAATAGTTGCTGATGTTGCTCTCCGGGTGCTCGCTGCTCACCGTGGCGGGTGTCCCTTGCGGGAGGTGCGCTCTTCGTGGCCGAGGGTGCGGTTGAGTAGAGACTAGCGGACGTCTGTCGGGTTCGTCAACGTGCGGAACTCTCGGAGGATGGCGTTCGCCCACGCCTTACCGGGGTCGCCGCCCCATAGCGCCCACGCGATCCGACCGGCTGACGGATAGCCGGGTTCGCCGGGACGAAAGCCTTCGCCCTCTTTGTCGATCTCGTGACGTGCAAAGTAGGAAGCCATTCGTCCGACGGTCGTCCTTGAGAGGTTCCTTCGGTTGATGATGTCTCGAGCTCGGGCGACTCCGACTTCAGTTCCTCCGCGTCCGTATGTTTGACGCCAGTCGAGGCCGCGTCGAGCTTCGGCGATCATGCCATCGTTCGGAGCGTAACCTTCCTGCCGTTCTTCGGAGCCGCGTTCTGCTTCGGCGATGTTGAGGGCGGCGAGTTGTGCGAGTGCTTCGCGTCGAGTGCGATGGCATCCTTCGACGGAGCCGTCGTCATCTTTGACGACTGCATAGCCGGAGGCGCACTGACTGTTATTCGTCTCGATGTGCCACGGCATAGGCGACTAGTCGAGATCGGGAGTCATGACTCGGAGCGTCTCTGTGACGCCATCGGCGCACACTGCGTAGATCGTTTCGTTTGTTGGAACGAAGACGGTATGCGGCGAGGAGTGTTTTTCGTAGGGTACGCCGAGTGATGAGGTGACGTCTGAGCCGCCGACGTAAACGATCGAGTTTCCCACGATTTGTAGGTAGACGTGGCGCGGTTTGTCGTCTGCTGCGACGACGATCTGCCGGGTGCTCGTGATTGAGTAGCTCTTCGAGATCACTTGCGAACCTTCGCGACGATCGCTTCGATGGAGGCGAGGTTGGGTTTCTCGATCTCTTGGCGTACTGCGACGATGTTCGCGGCGTCTCCGTAGGCGCCGAATGTGACGAGGGAGACTTCGGCGAGGTGAGCCTTGATTCGGTTCACTACTCCGTTGCGTTTCTCATCCTTGAGCGGTTGGAATCCGACGGAGAGGTTCGTGAGCACTCCGTCCCGGATGAGCTCGAGCGCTTCGTCTCCGGCTTCGGTCTTTGAGATTCGGAACTCTCCATAGAGTCCCCCGTCTCGTTCTTCGAGCATGACTGCTCGTCCGATCGGTGCGTCGGTCTTGTGTTGGAAGAGAAGTTTTACGCGGTTGGCGGCTCGGGTGACGTCACGGAAGACGCCTTTCCGGAAGACTTCTACGAGGCCTGCCGAGATGCGTTGCTCGACGTCGTAGGGGACTGCGATTCCGACGACGGTTCTTCCGTCGCCTTCGGCTCGTAGTTCGAGTGAGGCATCGTAGTTTCTAGTCTCCATCGTCCTCAGATTCTAGTCCTTCGTCTTCTTCGAGTGGAGTTGAGACGATTTCGGCTGGCACCGGGTCGGGGTCGATGCTCTCTTCTTCGGCGAGCGGTTCCCGGTTCTCGAGCTCGCGCACTTCGTCGACGCTAAGGAAGCCGGCGTCGAGTGCGATCTTGTGAGCTTCGTAGCGTGTCTTCGTGTCTGGGCGGAGGAGTGCGTCGATGTTCATCTTCGCGAACTGTCCTCGCGGTAGGTACTCCGTGAACTTCGATTCGACTCTCTGAATCCACGGGAGGAGGCTCCAGCGCACGAGCTGAAGGTTCTCCTCTGAGACGTTGGAATAGGTGCGGCTCGAGTTCGGGGCGCCGAGATAGTACGCCGGGAGGCCGATCATGTTCGCGATCTCCGTCAGTGAGAACTGACGAGTCTCGAGGAGCTGTGCGTCTTTTGCGTTGTCGGAGAGCTGCTGAAACTTTGTCGACTCGTTGAGGACTGCGGGAGTGCGCTTCGTTCCGCCGTACTGTCGCAGCCATTGAGCCTTCAGTTGATCGGCTTCTTCTTGCGTGAGGTCGGGGTTCGCCGAGTAGATGATGCCGGTCGGCTGTGCTCCGCCGTCGAAGTATCTTTGCGCGTAGGTGTTGACTGCGACCGCTCCGCCGATGGCTTGACGTTGAGCTGAGAGGATTCCGTATCCGACCATCTCACCGGGCATCGAGAAGCCTTTGATGTGGAGCACTTCGTCGGCTGAGTAGTCGCGGTCTTCGATCCGATAGACGAGACGTCCGTCTTCTTTGCGAACGTGTACCCGGTGCACTGCGACCGGATAGATCGAGTCGGGGTAGCCGTTCAGTCCGGGTTCGCCGAGGATGGCGACGTAGTTTCCGTGAATGATGAGGGAGGCGACCATCGCGGAGACTGTTTCTATTCGTGTCTCTGTGGGAACTGGCTTGATGAGGAGGTTCGGCTGCGGGTCGACGTACTCTTCGCCGCGGTAGGCGTGGAAGGGGAGTCCGCCGATCGCGTCGGAGATGAGGGTGACAGCTCGCCAGATACCGGGAACGCTGAGCGTCGACGTCTCGTCGACGATGACTCCGGCGTTGATGTCGGGGAACATTCGTCCCATTCGTCCGGCTTCGTCGACGTAGACGTTCGGATAGGTGAAGCCGAAGGACGTTGCGCGTTTCTCACGCCTGAAGAAGTCACGGATCGCCATGAGAGATAGGAGTCTAGTAGATGGTGGAACGAGCCTTGACGGTCGACTTGCTCTTTGTCGTGGCGTAGTGCCATGCGAGGCAGGCGGCGTAGAGAGGGGAGATGTCGGCGTCCGGCGTGTTTCGTTGGAATAGCCACTGCTGACCGACTGCTCGACGTGTCGCGGCTGCGACGGCTTTATCGAGGCGGTCGTCGCTCTTGACGTGGATCGTCTTGTCGAGGATGGCGTCGTAGAAGAGGGCGCAGGCTGCGACGACGTCCGCGGTTCGGTAGATGTTGATCGGGAGTCCGAGCTGCTTGAGCGGGTCAACGAATGAGGAGGCGGGGCCGTATCCGTCGACGACGACGGAACCTTTCCACCGTCGGAAGAGCTCGAGGGTGCGCTGCTGAATCCATGCGACGCCTTCTTTGTTTTCGATAAGTTCGATGTTCCCGTTCTGATCGCATACCGCTATCGAACCTCGAGATCGGTCGAGTGCTACGTCGACGGAGAACGTGAGCGTCCCGGCTGGTGCGATCTTCGGAGAGCATGACGCCGCCCACACTTTCTGAGGGATCATCTGCTCAGAGACGGTGCTCCAGACGTTGAGATAGGAGCGCCTGAACTCGTTGAGTGTCATCGTCGACATCGCGTGTTCGACGGCTGACTCTTCGACGGTATGTCCGAGGGCGGGCATGACCCGCCTCCAGACTTGCCGATCGAAAGGGTCATCGTCGGCGCTGGCACTCCACTCGAAGTAGGCGACTCCTTCGCCCGGGTCGCCTTCGGATGCGGCTCGTCCCTGATCGACTTTCCGCTTGAGGTAGAGGGAGCGTTCGGTGCCGGCAGTCGATACGACGAGTATCTGGGCGTCTTTCTTTGTGGCCATCGTAGGGAGGAGTGCCTGCTCTCTGACGTCGTCTTCGTCGGCGAAGGCTTCGTCGATGATGGCGAGGTCGAGAGTGCGTCCGTGGCCTGCGGAGATCGAGTTTCGTAGGACTTCTATTCGTGAGCCGTTGCCGAAGATGATCGCCTCGTCGCCGTTCGCCCGATAGACGCGGTCAATGAGTCCGGCAAATGGTGAACGCTCGAGGATCGGGACGAAGTCGTCTAGTAGTTTCTGGCGGGCGTCGTGGCCAGTCTGTGCCGTGTATGCGATGCGCTGCGGAGCACCATAGAAGAGCGCCCGGTGAATCATGATCGCAAGGATGAGCGTCGTCTTCCCGGACTGTCGAGGGACGGTAAGCACGAGCTCCCGATAGGCGGGTCGTCCGTTGAGACGTTCACCGAATACGTTCGAGACTTCTTCCTGCCATGCCATGAGCGGTAGCCCGAGGCCACGACCGACTAACGCGATGCGATCCCCGAAGGATTCGCGATCACTTCGTCGACGTGTTGCGTAGCGAGGCTTCGAGGTCACGGAGGACGTCGTCGAACTCATTCCGGCGCTCCTCTCCCGCCTTGACAAGTAGGGCGACTGTCTCCCGGTACTCCTTCCAGAGACGAGCGTTCTTCGCGTCGTCCGGATCATCTAATCGAGCTGCAATAGTTCGAGCCATCGCCACTGTCGCCGCATCCACTTTGCCGAGCGCGTCCTTCGCGTACAGCCATTCGATGACGTCCTCGACCGCTTCCCGATTCGTCCGGATTCGCACCGATTCGACCGGAATCTCCCGAACCTTCCGAGGCTTCGCCGAAGATCGCTTGCCTTTGACTGGATTCGACTTAGACATCCGAAGCCCGGGATTCTGACACCGGAGAGAACCTGACGGGGACTGCGTCGGGGTAGTTTTCGGCTCGTGGGAAGAAACGGTTAGTCATCGTCTGTCTCAGTCTCGCACGTCGGGCGACTGAAACGGTCGCAGATGCAACGTTTCACCATGCTCGGCTGGGCTTTCGTCGGAGTTTATTTGACCTCGAGCTATTGCATGAGGCGCAGGAGGCTCGAAGGTTCCCGAGTTCGTAGGGTGCTCCTCCGAACGCGAGCGGCTGAATGTGATCGACTTGAGTAGCGGCTCCGGTGCATCCTTCCATCCCGACGAGGCAACGATGCCCGTCACGCTCGAGGACTTGTGTCCGTATCTTGCGCCATGTGTGGCCGTAGTGCGAGTGCTTCCGCTTCACTGTCGACTCCTTCGGAGACGCTCATTCTATGCGAGGGCGCCTGCCCTCGCGCTCCCGGTCGCGCTTCGCCGCAGGCTCGCGCCGCATCCGTGTTGCAAGGTAGGTGCGACGGGTTCGGCTCAGATAACGCGATCCGTGAGATGAGCTGATTCGATGACACTTCTAGAGCTGCACTTCGTACGGAACATACGCTCGAGGACTGCTGTCTGCGTGTAGGTAGAGCTCTCCCGGGCGCCACCCGTCCGACTATCGCTCGAATCACACTAGACGCGCCTACTTCTGGACGCGCACGTTCCCTGCCTATCTGACGGGCGAACTACCGACGATGAACCGGCGAGGACTTGCACCTACGCCCTCTAGACGCTTGAGGGAAGCACCGATGCGATCGGCGTACTTTAGTTGTCGTATGACTACTTGAGTCCGAGTTCCTTGCACCTAATCTCGATGTATCGGTCTAGGACTTCGTTCCTCTGCTGGAGTTCTTTACTTAGTCGGTCGACTCGAGAGAGTAGCGCGCCGATGACGAAGGCCATCGTCCCGGTTATGAGCATGACGAAGTAGAGCTGTACGGCTTTCACTAGAAGGGTTCCTCGTCGAGCGGGTCGGGAATCTCACCTGCTGCGTCCGGTATCACCGGAGGGAGCCACGACTCGATTACCTTCCCAGCCTCCTTCTTGGAGAGCTGGTCGAGGGACGTGATGCTACGTCCGATGATCGGGGCGATACGTTCGCAGAGGCCTTTCGTCGTCGCGACGTTCATTCCTTTGCCGAGCGCTCGAATCTTTCCCATCTGCGGCTTAGTGACATCGCCCGGAGGATACTCTTCGTGCATCTGCTGCTCCCCGGTGAACGGATCCGGTACCGGGCCGCCGTCGGGATACGTCACCGGGACGATCTTGGGCTTCTGAGGCGTGAACGTCTTCTGAGGTTCGCGTCGTGCGACGTCGTCCTGAGTGGCGATCGACTTCGAGATACCGAATCCCATGTACCCGAGAATCCTTCCGAGGCAACTCGTCGCGGCGTTCGGCTGCTCCGCTCCCTTCGTGTAGGGCGTCTTGCCGGGGAACTCTTCCCAGATGAAGCCGACCATCGGACAGAGGTCGTTCGGATCGCGACGGACGACCATCTGCACTTCGACGAAGAGCTGCCCGCCAGCTTCGACGATTTTGGGCGGGTGTTCTGCGACTCGAAGCTCCGGGAACTTCTCGAGCGCCTGCCGTAGACGCTCGTTTACGGTGACGTAGTTATCCAGACTGAAACTCATAGAAGGCCTCCATTTTTTTGTGCTCGTAAACGAGTGTAGTCATGGGGCGTAGGAAGTTTTCGCCGAGGTGATACTCGACGCCACGCTTCCAGTGTTCGCCCTTCTTCTCGCCATAGCTCCACGCGATCTGAGTCAGAATCCAGCCGTGTAGCCGGACGATGGCTCCGTCGTCGGCAAGTGTGCGGATCGTGGCGAGAACAGTAATCGGATGCGGGTCTTTTTCGTAGACGCGCAGGATAGGAGGCTTTCCGACGGTGCGGGTTCTTACTTCGATGAGTCCGACGTCGGCTCTTCCGTGGACGTATGGCTCCCCGAAGTGTGTCGGGAGATCGGTGAAGTATGACGTCGCGAGTTCGCCGATCGCCCCGGTGTAGTTCGCGTCGTCCCGGGAGAAGGCGTTCTCGTCATAAGAGTTGTCTCCGTAGTTGACGGCTCGTTCCCTCCACCGGTCGGCTTCTGCTCGACATAGGTCAAGGTGGCCTCTGGAGAGTGTCACGTCTACCGCCTTCGGAGCGTGGATCATAGGTTCTCTTTGAGGAACTTTCTTGTCATCAGGACGTTCACGAGGGACGCTGCGTCGATGACGTAGCTCCATTCCCACGGATCGGAGGAGCCTCTCTTCTTGATGACGATCACGCCGAGGGCGGCGTCTTTGTTCGCCTTTTGGAGTCCGAGTTTTCTTGTCCATGCTGGTAGGTCGATCTTTGCGCGGTCTTTGACTTCGAGCACGATGTCCGGGCTGAGTTCGATGTCGCCGATGTCATCCGGGGAGCCTGCGCGGATGCGATGAGCTTTCTCGAAGCCGAGATCGTGAAGCCATGCGAGGAACGCTCGTTCTGCGCGGTCGCCTTTTTGTTTCTCTGGGCTGCTCATCGAATCGTCCTTCCTCGAGATTCGACTATCTGGGCGAATACCCAGAGGTAGCCAGCTGCGTCGACGAGTGAGTCCCGGTGGATGATGCCCGCTTCGTAGTTGTGGCGAAGTCGGGCGAGTTTGACTGCGACCATGAAGAGCGCTCCGTCTTCCGGGCTGAGCTGGATGCCGGAGAGGTTCTTGAAGATGTCAACGACTCTCGAGTAGTCGTCGATCGGGTGTCCGTAGGCGGTGTTTCGTTGTCCGTGTACGAGTGCGTCGGCCTCTTTGAGGATGTCGTCGAGCATCGGAGCCTCCTTTTCTGTGTTCATTAGTAGGGCGTCGGTGATGCGGCGATTCGTTCGAGGCGTACGATCTCGGCTCCGAGTGATGCGATGAGCTCGTGCATCTTGTCGATTCGAGTGACTGCGAGGATGAGGTCGTCGCGGAGGAGTTCGTCTTCGCAGTGATTCGCGTGTTCGGTGAGACGTGCTTCGAGTGGGATGGCGAGCCATTCTTCGCGAGTAATCATCCTTCCCTCCAGATGGCGAGCGTGATGAGTGTGATCGCGGTGAGGACTATCGTCCCGGCGACGATGTAGTCGTAGGCCGTCATTCTTCTACCGCCAGTTCGTAGGTGCTCCACTGCTCGAAGCCGCCTTCGCGGTAGATGTGTCCGGCTGCGATGACGGAGATCGCCGGGTCGAAGAGGTCTTCGCACGTCTCGAGGACGCCTTTCGTCTGGAGGTAGCCGTCTGGCCAGTAGCGGTTAGGTTCGCACCATGAGGGGCCGTGAATCTGGAGGATGCCGTAGGAGACGCCTCGGGTGAGGTCGCCTCGGACGTCATAGGAGCATCGAGACTCGTGCCATGCGATCCGGTCGAGGAGCGCGGCTTCGTCGGGTGTGAAGCCGATCGTGAGCGCTGTGTCGTAGACGGGTGGGCAGATACCCCGGGACGGTGCTTTCGGCTCTCTGGGAGCCTCTGGGCGCGCCTGAGAGGTGCTGGTGAGCCAGATGTCGGCCCACGGGTCGAGGGAGGCGGTCGTCGGAGCCATTTCACTATCCGTAGGGAGGGCGGATAGGCCCGCTGCTCCGACGACGCCCATCGCCGAGAGGAGGATGATCGCGAACGGGTTCACGCCACGCCTCCAGAATCGAACTCTTCCCCGATCGTGTTGAGGGTGAGAGTGACGGGTTTCGACCATAGGGCGGGGTGAGCCGAGAGAGGCATCGGGCCTTCGACTGCTCTCATCTGGAGCGAGGCTGACTTTATCCTACCCTCATTCGTCGTAATCACCGTGACCTTGAGCTGAAGTCCGTCCGGCGTCGTGCCGAATAGCCGCTGGTAGCGGAAGAGTTCCGCGTCTTGCTGTGTCATTCTGAGCCTCCTTATGACTCGGAATCTATGGTAGGGGAACGGTGCTCTCAGATGGTGGATTTCCGAGGACTACCGTCTTGCGGATCATCCCGACTGGTATCTGGAGGACGGAGTCGAGGGCGTCATCTGAGCCGATCGACTGGGCAACGACGACGTGGCCTCTTTTGGCGTCCGGGAGGAGGAATCCGACTGTCTCGACGACGTACGGGTCGGAGTCGAGCTCTTCGAGCGTCGTCCATGAGTGCTCGGCGTGGGCGTCGTGCCAGATAACGAGCACCGGGACTGCATCTAGTCGAGCCATAGGACGAACTCCGCGGTCGTGATGCCTGCCTCCGGGTCGACGAAGTGGAGGCGCTGGGACGGTCGTCCTTGAGCTGCGAGCTGCTCGGCTGCGTAGACGTTCCCGGACTCCGGGGAGCCAGTGACGAAGACTCGAGCACCGTTCGGGATCGTGAGACTAAGCGGCGTGTGATAGTGCCCCATAAACGCTTCATCCCATTCCGGAGTAATGCCTGCCGCCCATCCGGTGAACTTCTTGATGATCGCGAAGATCGGCGTCCCACCGAATGAACGAATCTCGTCGCCGTGAACTAGGAGCGCGCGATACTTGCCAATAGTGAAGTGTTGGAAGAACTCTTCGCTCATCTGCCACGAGATGCCGAGGTCGGTCGTGCGGTCTTGGGCGATCTTGTATGCCATGCGGTCGAAGTTGTCGCCGCGTGGCATGGTGCCGAACTTGCCTATCCGTCCGTGATTCCCGAACTCGCAGATGACTCGCACCGTCTCGAAGTTCGCTGCCAGTGTGCGGACGAGTTTCTCGATGATTCGGGACGTCTCGAAGAGCTGCTCGAAGAGGTACGCCTCGACCTCGTAGAGCTGCGACTCGAAGATTCCGAGTCCCTCGACCATGTCCCCGCCGAGCATGAGAACGGCTTCCCGGACTGGATGATCTTGACGCTGAATCTCCGTTATGCGGAGCACCTTTGAGGCGAAGAGGTCGATTCGTTCCGCGCACGTCTCGACAGAGTAGGACGTCGTCTTCTTGCCGAGTTGCCAGTCGGTCGCATGGATGAGGGCGACTTCGGCTTTCTTTGATCGGCGATCACGTTTCGCGATGACCGGCTTCGGAGTCTTGACTGCGAGCGCAGCCTCTCGAGCTGCACGATAGACGGCTTCGACGAGCTCTTCCCGGGCGGCTTCCTTTGTTGCGAGCTTTCGTTGCGTCTTCTTGAGCGTCGACTGAAGCTCTTCGATGATCTTCAGATGGTCGAGTTCATCTCGCGGAGGCATAGCCCTCTAGCTTTCTTCGGTATCGGGTGAGTCCGTTCTCGTTGACGCCTTGCAAGCCTTTAGAGATCATGAGGTCGAGAATCGACCGGGTCGAGTAGATGTCGGCTCGACGTAATGCTTCGAGCCATTCCTCCCGATCCTTCTTCGTTTGTGCGTCTAGAAACTCGTTGATGATGGCGTGATGAGT